AGTGTTCCGAGGATCGTATCCACCGAGAACTCTTCCTGGGCCTCTGGGTTGATGAAGGCCGTGTCTTCCTGATCGTCCATCTCGATGGCCTGGCCATTCTTCTTTACGAGTGTCACCTTGGCATCCTTGTAGGCCACCCAGCGCACGAGACTGTAGATGCTGGTCACGATGTCGCGGTTACGGATGTGGAAGCCGGAGTAGAGGGCTATTTCCAGGTACCCGCCGACAACGGGCAGATCCACGTATTCGCCCGCCTCCATGGTGGCCCAGTTCGGGGGCAGCTCGTCGGTATAGTACCCGATGCAGCGGCGGTTGGTCGCCCATCCGCCGAGCCCGGTCTTGGACTTGCGGTCGTCATGGTCGTAGTAGGCCAGGAAAAAGCAACCGGGCGTGCCGGCCCCGGCCACCCATCGCGTCCCGTAGCTGGCTGAATACTTCGATTCACCAAGCGCCAGCCGATAGTTCTCCAGATGGTACAGGGCCGTTCCGCCTGGGGCGTCACGCAGCGTCACCATCACCGGAACCCAGCAAAAGCCGCACTTGCTGACCATCTTCTTGTAATTGGCTTTCTCGTTGTAGTCCCCGGCATCCTCGAAAGGATTGTAACGAACATCGAAGAGCAGGTCCAGGTTGATGCGCAACTTGTACTTGCCGCGCACCCCGTTCACAGGCGTCACGTAATTCAGATAACCCACCGGGAAGGTTGCAATCTTCCTCCCTACGAAAGACGTGGTGTCGGTGCCCCCGGAAAAGCAGCTGGCAGGCGCGTTAAGTCGCTGCTGGCAGGTGCCGCCATCAAGGGCGGCATTCCCGTATTTGTAACCCCAGAGGACACCCGATGCGTCGTCGCCGGAATACTCGCTCTCGATGTCGAAGAAAGCAGCGCCGTTCTCCAGGGCGGTCCTCCCGTCGGTAGTCACGGCGGATCCGTGCCGGATGACGAAGCCGTCCAGGTATGAATCCGTATGGTAGTCATAGGACGTGCGTACCATGGTACCGTTGCCGGATTTCTCCGTCACCTTCACCTCTCCGTCAACCACCGCGTCATCGCCGTACGGTGAGAATGTGACGGTCGCATCGTTGAACACTTCGTCGTGGGAAATAAAGCCATCACTACCCATCCACTCTACATCCGTGGCCGTGAGGGCGCTGGCGGCGTTCAGGTCATACAGGTAGAGGTTCCCGGCCCTCTGCACGATCCGTAGGGCGAAAGGCTGAAGGATGCCCTTGAGGACTTCCATGCAGGACATCTCCTTTCCTTCTTCGTCGTAGAAGTTGTCGTTGTTCAGGATCATGGCCGTCAGGTCAAGGGGCTGGCCAGAATTCAGGGTATCACCATGGAGCGTGGAGATATGCTGCGTCAGGCTGCCGTACGAGATGCCGGCGGCCGACAGGCAGGCGTTCAGTATGGTGGAGTAAGCTTCGCGGCCGGTCCTGCTCCAAGGGATGCGGTTCAGGACGCCGAAGTCCGAGAACGTGAGTGACACGTCGTAGTTGGATCCTGAGGTATAAGGCTCCTCGTAGGGCTCGCTGTCGAGCGTGCCGGACCACCACAGCGCATTGTCGCGGTAGACATCCAGGCGCACCTCCCCATCCGCCACGACACCGGCGAGGTGCAGCAGCTGCCGGTCGGTGGATGAGTTCAGGATGAGCGTTGCCGTGGAACCCTGGACAGGCTCTATCTTGTTCGTTTCGGCCCATTCGATGACCAGCGGCGACTCTCCGGAGCCAATCTCCACCTCGACGGGGGTGAATGCGCTGTCCGCCTCCTGAAGGATCTCGGCGCGGATGGTATGGCCTCCCCGGCCCAGGAATTCCGTATAATATCGCAGATGCTTAGCCATTGCTTCGGAAATCAAGACGGTTAACTTTCTTTGCAAGACCTACCAGATCCCGTCCGGATATACGAAATTCTACTTCCCCGAATGATGCGCCTTGGGGCTCGATAAGGTCTCGCAACTTATTGAGCGGAGCAACGACCTCCGGGTTATTGGCTGCGCCCGGGTATTCACCAAAGATACCGAGCGTAGGGCCGTAGGCAAGGCCGCCCTCTGCGAACTTCGGGAGGGTAGCGGCGGCTGCGACGATGCTGGCCAGGGCCGCGATGGCCAGGATGGGACCGACATAAGGGATATTGGCGACTGCGGACATAGCTCCGGCACCGGCCACGGCGGTCTCGCCGGCAAACAAAGCAGCGAGCTGCGGCAGCGCCGCGCTGATGGCCTTCAGAAGGTTCGCACCCCAGGTGAGCCACCCGGCAGCTCCTTCACCGACAATGCCGCTCAGCCCAGACATCGCGTCACCAAGAGCGCCCATCGCAGAAGTCGCCCCTGCCGCCGCTTCTGTAATGCTGAAGAGATTGTCCGGAGCATCTTCAACCGATGACCAGTCGAAGCTGGGCGCCTTGAAGTCTTTCATGGAAGGCAGCGGACCAGTCCCGGAACCTTGGGCGACGGCACCGGGCAGCTGGAGACTTGCGCCTCCGCCCCTCAACGCCGAGAGCTTCTGGTATTCTCCGATCAGTTCTTTTACAGCAGCTGACTCCGCGCCATATTTCATGATGAAGGATGTGATCCCGGATTCCATCGCCTTCAGCCGAACCTCTGTCGCATTTTGCCCGTCATTGAAGATCTTGTTTACCTGGACGGCATCCTGGACGCCTTTCTTGTAAGCCGCGATATCATCTTCCAGCGAGCCTCCTGACGGGGTTCCGCCCCCACCACCTCCAAGGGGGGTAATGGCATTGGACGCAATTTGTGCAAGGAGCTCCTGCATCCGAGCCTCCCCATTGGTAATGGTGTTCTCGTTGGCTGTTATCATCGCCTCCAGTTTGGAGATCTGCTCGTCATAGCCAGCGGTGGGTTTCGCCGAGAACGGGGTGGCCATTCCCATCTCACCGCCGCCGGTGAACATGGTCTGGCCCTTAGTCTCTTCCCACTTCTGCTTCAAATCATCGAGTGTCTTTTGCGCATTCTGGTTATCCAGCTTCGCATTCGCCACGTCGTTGGCAATTTTCTCCAGTTCTATCTGGTTGGCAAGCCGGGTACAGTATGCATCAACATTCTCCGAAAGGGCCTTGTACCATTCGGCAACCGTAGAGAAAGTTCCGAACGTCGACCCCCACTTGTCGTTCATCTCTCCGACCAATCTCTTCTGCTCCGCGACGGAGCCATTGAAGGTGCCGAGTTTCTGGATGTCTATTTCTATTTCGCTGCGGGCGGTGGCCAGCCGGTTCTGCATTTCCCGGTACTCCTCATTCGCCTTTTCGGCTGCCTCTTTAGCCTCTCTGGTTTTCTTTGCCATAATGCCCAAAGCGGTGATAATGCCGATCAGGGCTACGCCGGCGACGCCTGCCATTGCCGTTCTGAGGGCTTTTGCCCCTATCCCCGTCGCCTTGAGCGCAGCCGTGAGGGACTTGACCGAAGTAACGAGTTTTCCTATACCCGTCGCCGTTGTCGTTAACGACGACAGCCCCTGAAGCACAGGCAGAATACGGGTGGCGACACCGCCGACCTGCTCTTTCAGGTCTCCCATCCAGTTTGATAGCTGCTTCACGACTCCAGTAGGAGTCTGCGCCAGCTTCTCATTCATACCGCCGACCGACTGTTGCACTACTTCCGCCAACACGGCAGCACGCTCTTCCTCCGAGCCGAACTTCAGGATTTGTTTCTGTGCTTCGTCGAATTTATAACCGTACCGACTGAGGGCCTCAGTCTGGCCGTTCATCACCTTGCCGAGCATCGAGGCAATTTGCGCCGCATTCTCAGCGGTCGCATTATACTCATACTGCTGGGCAAGCATATCGTTCATCACCGGGATCAGCTGCTCCAGAGATGATTTCTTCTCAAGGTATGTGGCCAGCTCTTGTGCTCCGGACAATTGAACCTCATCCCCGATAATGCCCAACTGCTGCTGGGCGGAGCACAGGCGCTTGATGGAATCGATGTCCTCTTCCATCGCCCCCATCGTATTGCGCATTGCCTGAGCAAGTCTCGTCTCGGCCGCCTCTTGGACGGCATAGGCAGCGGAGAGATCCTGGAAGACAGATGACAGATCGGAAACAATCGATCCCAATATCTCTGCTGCCTGTCCTGCCTGAGCCCAGTTGACGATGCTGCCGCTCAAACGATCGGAGCTGTCTCGGACGGCATTAAGCGCCTTGCCCAACTCGTCCGCCGAGAAGGTGACGGTCTTGATGGAGTCCGAGCCCTCAATTTGTATTTTGAACGATACGATGTTGCCCATTACGTTTTTTTTGTTATCTTTGTAACACTATGTTCGATACGCTCCTGCAGATTTGTTCGGCTTCGCCGGCGGCCGCCTTGATGCTTGCTTTCAATGCGATCGCTATCCCTTTGCTTGCGGTGTATCTCTTTATCAAGGTAGACCCTTTCTGGCTCCGCAAACATAAGCCGGGCGATCAATCTGAAGGTTGACCCTTCTTTTCTACCCTTCCCAGCATCTCTTTGGCCCTTTCCAATGTGCTGACACCTTTTGGTGCGGCGGCGTCATTACCGCTATCTTTCTTTTCCCACGGGAACCGGATCAAGTCCGTGGGCTTGACCGGCTTTTTGCTGTAGGGCTGCAAGGCAAGCGCCGCTACAAAGCGACCAACCTCCCAGTTGCGCTGCATCTCAACCTCCTCTCGCCTGTACCAGGTATCGTATATTGCCTGGAACTCGTCAGGGGTGCAGAGGGCGAAGTCCTCGCGGCTCATCCCGATGCACCCCTGAGCAAGTCCAAGCAACCCTTCTACTGTCTGGGCTCTCCCTTTTTTTTTGTAGTTCCCTCATTCTGGTTCCTGTCGTTGCCCAAGGCGTACAGGTCTTCGTCCGTGATTTGGTCAAGGAAGTCCTCCAACGAATATGGGAAGTCAATCTTTTCGCGACGGGCTGCCGCTTTGCACTGGGCGTAGAGCAAGGTGCCCAGTTCCACAAGGTCGCCGGTGTCCAGTTTGGACACATCCTTTCCGGTCTCCTGCTTGAAGATCAGGCCCGCGCCCAGCGTGAAATAGCTGGGATACTCGACTCCGTTAATACTAATCTTGATCTTGGCCATTCCTTGTTAGTTTGAGGAGGGAGCTGTGTAGAGAAGGTCGATTTTCGTGGTGTCCACCGCAACTGCTCCGTCGTTGTCGAGGGTGACGTCATACGTGCCGTCTTCGCCGGCGGGGTTGGTCTCCTCCAACGAGGTGATGATAAAGTTGCCAGATATATACGGGTCGGTGTCGTTTTCCCGCTCGAAAAGCGAGAGTGGCACTGATTGGCCGAGCGCCCACTTCGCGAGGATCACCTTGAATCCGGACTCGGTCTCAGAGTAGAATTTAAGACCGGAAGCTTTCACCTGTACGGAGAGGGATTTGACGCGCTTGCTCTTGAAGAGACCTGCCACCGATGCCGCGACTGAGGCGAGCGGCTTAACAGCCGTCTCGGCGGTTTCGGTGTTGTAGGTCGCACTGTGTGTGGTGCAGTGGCCGATAGCACCGTTCGCCAACTTCATCAGCAGGTCACTACCATTTACATATCCGTTCATTTGAATGTCGTTTTAATGGTTGATAATTGTCGTTTAATGAAATAGCTTGAGGATGGAACTGACCAGAGCGAACACGCCTACCGCAAGGGCGGCGATGCCGACATAGATCAGGGATTGCCGGAACCAGCCAAGGGGCTTCTCCACCTCCCGGGTGACAGTCCTGGTCAGATACTCCTTTTCCGTGTGGAAGTACACCGGCACATCAAGCTTGATGTGCAGCAGCTCCTCGCTGCGGTTGCGCAGCTGCTGATGCACCTGGCCATCCTCCACCCAGGCCTTGGCCTCTGCGATGGAAGTCTTCACGACGGACGTGTCGCCCAGGGCGACGGAGTCAGACGCGCTCTCCTCAGGGATCGGCACGTGGAGATCTTCGGCATGGTAGGCCACGCTGTCGACAGTCTCCGAGACGCGTTCGACAGAACTTCCGCAGCGGCAGCGCCACGGAGCGCAACATCCTCCAAGAAGGAAGGCGAAGGCCAGGACGAGTGCTATTATCCGTTTCATAGGTGATGTTCCTCCTTGTGTTTTTCCTGGCCGACGGTGAAGCTCGTGTTGTTGTGCTGCACCTTGGCCGGAAGCCCTTTCTCGATGGCCAGGATGACTGCGCCCAGGGCGGCGAAGGCGAATACCTCGCCCACGGCAGTCAGGACGGAGCCGTCGATGACGCCCGTAGGGGGCGTCAGGAATCCAGCGGTGATCAGCGCTATGGCGAACCCCGACAGGATCCAAAACCATAGGTTCCCTAAGGTTGCTTTCTTGATGAGCGGACTCATTGTTCCA